TTGAACCAGGAAGTATATGAGTTCTTAACACGACCGCGGAGGATCGGAAAGAAAATCATGAGGCTGGAAGCACGCCGGAACGAGCTGATAACCTGTATGCTGCCATCCGGGATTCGGTATGATCTGGAGAAGGTGCAGACTTCCCCGGATGATCCCATGATCAGACTGGCCGGGGAGATTGACGAAATCGATCGGGAGATCGCGCAGCTGAAGCAGGAGAAGATAAAGGCAACCCGGCAGATCAGCGATACGATCGAGACGCTTCCGGACGAGGATGAGAAGACTGTGTTGATGCTGCACTGGGTGCACAGAGAAAAGATGCAGGATGTTGCTGAAAAACTTTACTGCTCGCGTAGGACTGTATTTAGGATTTATCAGCGCGGGATAAATGATCTTGAAGAAAAGTTGGCACACTTGGCACTCTAGAGAGTGCTATTATGGTATTGTGCAAAAAGTAAATGAATAAAGATGACGTTTAACGGATCTTCATGTTCTCAAGCCTCAACTTAAAATATGTTGACATATACGCATTAAAGGCGTATTATATCAGTATAGGAGGGCACAGATGAAGAGAAGAGAGTTGATTAAACGGCTGGAAAAAGCCGGATTCATCTTCAAGGAACACGGGCATGATCATGATAAGTATGTCAGAGGGTCTGACACGGAAGAGGTTCCAAGACACAGAGAGGTGAATGAACGACTTGCAAGGCACATAATAAAAAAATGGGGGCTGTAAAGTCCCCGTGCCTTGATTTCTCTTTGATATATAGAAAGGAGTAGAGAACATGAAATTAGTATATCCGGCGTTTATTAAACAGGATGGAAATCAGTACTTGGCGTATATTCCTGATTTTGACGGCATGACAGAAGGCAATTCGTTTGTTAATGCGATTGAAATGGCAAGGGACTATATCGGATTGATGTGCCTGGACTATGAAGATGCAAACCGGAATCTTCCGCCTGTTTCCACTGAGGATCAGGCGCGAAGCATTGCCAGGAGCAAGGCGGATGAAGAGGATTTCAAATATTCAACTGGGACACTGACGTATATAGATTTGGACTATGCCAGGTACAAGGCAAAGGTCAGGAATCAGTCGGTAAAGAAAAACTGCACTCTTCCGCAATGGTTGTGTGAAGAAGCAGAAGATAAGGGGATTAATTTTTCAAGAGTATTACAAGAAGCACTAGAGGAAAAATTGGCGATTCGGTAAGCAGCTGATTAAGCAAAACATTTTTGCTTAGCTGATGCATTGATCTATGAAGGGACATCCGGAAGGGTGTCCCTTTTGTATGTAAGGAATTAAGTATGGCTAAAGAGTACGCAAAAAAGTTCTATGCATCGGGTGTATGGCATAAGTGCAGAGATGGGTACATCAGGTACAGACAGTCAGTCGATGGTGGGATGTGTGAGGTTTGTCAGGATCAGCCTGGATATATTGTGCATCACAAGCAGGCTATAAGACCGAGCAATATCAATGACACGGCGGTTACGTTGTCTTGGGCTAACCTGCAGTATGTTTGCAAATCATGTCACGATAAGCTACATGAATATGGTGGAAGATATCAACCGCAAAGAAAAGTTATTTTTGATACGCGGGGGAATCCGATAGCCCCCCCTGAATTTCAAAATGATTTTTAATTTTTCTGCACCGGTGCCGAAGATTTTTTTAACTGAGTAGCGTTTTTTATGGGGGTGTTCAGAAGATATGGAGGAAAAAGAAAAGGCAATACGGGAAGAAAGAAATCTTATGTTGAAACTTCTGGATATCAATCCTATCAAGAAACGGGATACTGATCTAGGAGAGGCACTGATTCGACGAACAGTCAGTGATATCGCCTTTATGCGTATTGAGTTAGATGGATTGAAGGAAAAGTTGGCTTTGGAAGGTTGGCAAGACGATTACCAAAATGGTGCAAATCAAGGTGGTACAAAGCAAAATCCGGCGGCAAAGACCTATATCGATGTCCAGAAACTTTACAATCAAACAGTACGACATCTTGAAACGCTTGCACAGGGTGCCGGTGCAGACACCGATGAATTGATGGAATTTTTAGGGAAATGACAGACCTGGAGCGGTATGGTGTGGAGGTATTGGACGGAAAGATTGCTGCAGGCGAAAAGATCAAAAGAGAATATGAAAAATTACTTTACGAATTGTACCATCCATCCAGATGGCATTTTGATGAAGACAGAGCATTAAGACCGATTAAATTTATTGAGGCCTTCTGTAAGCAAAGCCAAGGAAAAATTGGAAAGCCAATCAAACTTCAACTCTATCAAAAAGCTATGATCGAGGCCGCCTATGGTTTTATCGATGATGAAAATATCAGGCGGTACCAGGAAGTGCTTAATATCATCGGACGAAAGAATGGGAAAACAACACTCCTGTCGTGCTTACAGCTTTATATGTTAATTGCGGATGGCGAGGGTGCCCCTGAATGCTATCAAATTGCGACTGCGCGTGATCAGGCACTAAAGGGGTTTACCGAGTGCTGCAACATGGTCCGGCAGTCCAAGACGATTGCTCGACACGTTCGGAAGAGACAATCCGATCTGTATTGTGACGTGAACATGGGATTCATTAAGGCACTCGCATCAAATACCAATAGTCTTGACGGACTGAATGGGCACTGTATCGTCATCGACGAACTGGCAGCTATCAAGAATCGGGATATATACGACCTTATGAAGCAATCAATGTCCGCGAGGTCACAACCTATGCTGTGGTGTATCACGACAAATGGATTTGTGCGAAACTCAATCTATGATAGCCAGTACGAGTATGCGGCGCATGTGCTGGAGGGGACAATTAAGGATGAGCGGTTCTTGCCGATCATCTACGAACTGGACAACCGGGAAGAGTGGGCTGACCCGGGCAAGTGGATTAAGGCTAACCCAGGCCTGGGGACGATCAAAGATGAAGACTTCCTTGCCGGGTGCGTCGAGAAAGCAAAGAGCGATGACACTTTTCGGCCCACAGTTATGGTGAAGGATTTCAACGTTACGGAGAACAGCGATGCCGCATGGTTGTCGTGGGAAGACTTGACAAACGACGAAGCGATTCCGGAGGACGCAGTCTTCCGATACGGAATTGGAGGCATGGACGCGGCGGATTCGGTCGACCTTAACTCCGCGAAACTTATCTGTATGAGGCCAGGAGACCAGCGGATCTATGTGCAGTCTATGTACTGGATTCCACAGTCGAAGCTCGATCGGACGAAAGACCGGCATCATCCGGACGATGTGCCTTATGAGATATGGATCGCACGGGGGCTTATGCAGGTAGTCCCTGGAAACAAGGTGCCGAAGCAGGTGTTTTTTGACTGGTTTGTTGAGATGCGGGACAAGGAGGATATCTGGCCATATCGGATAGCTTATGATCCATGGCATATAGACGACAGTTTGCTCCTGAGATTTCGCCAGGAATTTGGAGCGTCTACAATGGTGCCGATCCGGCAAGGGGTTGCCACGCTCTCGCAACCGATGAAAGACTTGAAGGCTGACTTTCAGGCAAAGAACATCGTCTATGGCAGCAACCCGATTGATAAATGATGCTTTGCAAATACGTATGTAAAGACGGATATCAACGGAAATATCCAGCCGAGTAAAGGGCAGAACTCAAATAAAAGAATTGACGGGCTGGCCTCTCTTTTGGATGCCTATGTGGTGCTGAGGGATGAACGGGACGAATACCTGTCTATAGTGTGAGGAAAAGATATGAGATTTTTTGACAGATTCCGAAAAAGGAAGGTTGCCGGGGTTGAGCTTATGACACAAACCGGAAATAACTACTTGTCGTGGAGGGGCAAGGTCTACGATTCAGACATCGTACGGAGCTGCATGCGCCCGAAGGTCAAAGCGGTTGGCAAGCTTGTGGGGAAGCATATTAGAAATACGCTAAAGGAAGACGGGACACGGGATTTACAGGTGAACCCGTCGGCGGCCATACGGTTTTTGCTGGAAGAGCCGAACCCGCTTATGACAGGGCAGGAACTCCAAGAAAAAATGGCGGCGCAGTTGTGCCTTAACTCTAACGCCTTTGCCCTGATCCTTCGGGATGATGCGGGCTTTCCAGTCGGGATTTACCCGATTGCCCCATCGACGGCGGAGGCGATATACGGACAGGACGGGGAGCTGAGCTTGCGTTTTCGATTGCCAAACAACAGGACTTATACCTTTGCTTATAGCGACGTCATCCACCTGAGGCAGGATTTCAACGAGAATGATGTTTTTGGGACCCCTATCACGCAGGCACTTACACCACTTTTGAATGTGGTGACCACGACGGATCAGGGCGTGATAAACGCGATTAGAAATGGTTCTCTGATACGGTGGCTTCTGACCTTTACCAACAGCATGAGGCCGGAAGACTTGACACAGCAGGCAAAAGATTTTGCAGCGAACTTTCTTGAGACATCCAGCGGAACAGGAGTGGCAGCGGTTGATGCAAAGGCGAAGGCCGA